CTCTTCACCAACGTTACCCCTTTGTTCCCCAAGAGCCTCTTTAATTCTACCTAGTTCATCATTCAAATAAATTTTTAAATCCAAGCCGTTGTCTTTAAACGAGCCAACATATTTTGATAAAAGAATTCGTTGTTCTTCGTTGAGTTTGGAATAAGTTGAATTAAACTTGCTTGTAAATATTTTAACAGTTGAAGCTTTCACCTCATTTTCTCTTTCACACGGCTTGATGTTATTTGAGGCCATGTATCTAACAATAGATTTTTCTAATAAAACCTTGTTTTTAATTTTTGTATTTGGCGAAAAAACCTGATATATACTTGCTAGTGTTTTATAGTTTGGCACAAAATTAGAAAACACAGATTCATCCAGCTTTTTATTAATCGTGTTTATCAACCTTGTTTGTTCCGAAAACAATTTTTGATTATCAATTTTTTGCCTCGCCTCTTTTACTAGGCGAACCACCTTTTCGGCGTCTTTAGGGTCGATTTCTCTTGTTTTAACAATTTCACCATAAAGATCTAATTCTTTTTTTAATAAAGAATTCTTTTTAAAAGTTTCTTTAATTACATCAAGAACTGCTCTCTTTTTTTCCTCGTTCTTTTGAATCGTGTGTTTAGTAAGCTCCCTGACTAGGGCCTCATAAACGAAAGCAGTATTCCTTCTCTTGTTGTGCTTCATTTAGTTTTCCTCTATTAATATTTTTTCTATCTCTTCATTTAACGATGACATTCTTTTTTCAAAGTCTTCACTATAATTAGATCGATTTTCACTAATAAATGTTCCAATCCCCATGGCCTTATCAATTCTTCGCGGTTTTCTTTGAGGTTTTACCCAAGACTCCCTACGGCCGGCATATTTTCTCTTATCAGCCTTCACTTTCATATATTTTTTGCCCTTTGAGGTTTTTGTGATATAAGAACCATCTTCGTATTCTGTATATACTGGCTCAGGCTTAGTGAGATCTTGCTCAGATATTTCTGTGGCCGGCTCTGCCAACAAGACCCCCTCCTCTTCCTCTGGGGCCGCTGGTGCTTCAGCAGCGGGAGCTTCGGCTGCAGAGGCTTCACCGGGCGCAGTGGCTACAGGCTCTGGGGCAATTTCACCACCCAATTCTGTGCCGCCGCCTAGGCCGGCAAGGTCGCCTGCACCGCCGAAACCTGTTCCAGTCAACGTCGTAGCTGCTGCCGCGGCACCTTCCGTTTCAGCGATAGACGCAAGAGCAACTTCAAGCCTTTTATCAAAAAACTTTTCTCTAAGATTTTTAACCAACTCCTCGTCTGACAAGCCAAGAATGTTTTTGGAAACCCAGTGATTGCTATACACATATTGTGAAGCCTTGGTCGCGACATCGAGTTTAAGACTTAATTTTTCTACTTCTTGCATCTGAGCTATCTTAGATGGGTTTTGTAATTTAAGATTAAAGTTAATCAAATCATTCCCGCGATATCCGATAGTATATAAATGAACTGTCGCTATTTTTTCTAACTCGCTCAAAACAGACCTTTGTAGACGCTGGATGGTTCTGCCAAACCTAATATCCTTCTGAGCCAAAGAAGCCTGCTCCTCTGTTGCGCCCTCGCCGCGAATCAAGTAAGCCATAGGAATTTTAATCGCTGCAAATAACTTATTTTGCAGATATTTTACATCATCGATTGCCGTCGCCCAAGTCTGACCGCCCAAATTGGTAATATCAGTTGCAGCAACACCATTTCTTACTGGTACAAAGAAATCCTCCTCGATTGAAAGTGGGTTATACCGAAGATCCAATTCTCCTGTTTTAGAATTAATAACCTCGTGTCTCTTCATCGAAGTCATGACCTTCTGCATGTACTGTTCTACTTCTTCTGGTGGAATGCCCCCGACATCAACTTTAAAAATCCTTCTGTCTGGAGATCTAACAATCCTATATGCGATCATCGCGTCTTCAAGAAGGGTTAATTGCCTCCAAATTCTACGGCCCGGATCTAAAACGGATGTGCCATATGGCTGATATTTGTCATTACCTAAAATTCTAAAATGAGCTAACTGCCAATTTTCAAACGTCAGGCCGCCGGTGTTCCACTGATATTGAACATAATTTGGATTAGATGGATCTTGGCCCTCCATCCTTTCTATTTCCACAACAGGCATTCCGATCATTCCCTTGATGCCAGTCTGCTCATCAATATCCAAATATCCAAAAAAGTCTCCGTACTTACACATAGAGCGAACCCAACCAAAAAGATTAGAGTCAACCGACAAAACTTTGAAAAATAGGGTATTAAGTATTTCCTTTATTTCTTCATTTTGACAATCAATTATTAATGATTTTTCGAATTCAGTATGAGTGGTAATTTCATCAGCATAAATATCCATAGCCGAAGCCAGTTCCGGCATAAACTCCATTTGATCAAAATCTGCGTATCGCTCGGATCGATTAAGACTATTCATCATAGCAGATGAAATAGTTTCCCATGGATTATAAGCCTGCCTCTTAAATGAGTGGCCGCCGGCGTTTTTAAATTTTGGGCCAAATTTATCAATAGAAAATTTTCTATTATTTCTAGTTTGTTGTGCCCTATAATTTACAATAGGCCCCGAAAAAAGCCTAGTAAGCCTTTGAAATAGTGGACTATCTGGATTTCTTGGGTTTCTCTTATTGTCATTTTTAGCCATGTTCTATCACCTATTTCATAAAAAACGGTAGTTTATCTAGAGAAACCACGCGTTGCTTTTTATTATCATTATAAATATAATTATCTTTCTTTTTTTGATTCATCCCAGAGATTCTAGTATCTAAAGATTTGTTACTTGTCATTATAGCATTAATCATAACTTTTTTATACTGCATATCCTGTTCATTTACAGTCAAAGCTGTGTCTCTGACCCAACAGCCGATAGCGCAAGCCATCACCAAATCGTCATTATAACTACGCATAGCTTGAGCCTTGCCGTTGTTCCAAATAAAAGTTTTCAATTCATTAAAAAGTCTCTTAGATTTAATTTTTAAAACTTTATTTCTAATAAACTCCTCTAATTTTGCTATTATCATCGGCCTTGTTTTCACCGTTGTGCTAAACCCGGGCACGGTTGCTGTGGCGTGTTCTGCATAACTCTGCTCAACATAATCATGAGTTGATTTTCTTGAATAATACATCTTTGTATGACCGTAATCTTTTAATTTAGTAAGCACAGTAATGCCAACTGAATTATTTTCAACAACTGTCAAGCACATACCATAATTTTTAGACGTATCATATATCATTTTAGCAAAACTATCTAGTGGCTGCTTTCCTTGATATTCACAACATATTTCCATAGTGTCTGAATTAAAAACATAAAATGTCGAATTGTCCTTGCCGTCACCACGGGCGACATCGGCAACCATAAAATATTTATTCCCCTCTTCCGGCTGTTTCCAAATCCACAAGTTCCTATCAAAGCCGGCCTTGTATTCTGGCTCTTCTAACTCTTCTTCTTGAATCCTCATAAGGTCTTTGCCGTGAATGAGGGTGTCACCAGACATATTGAAACTACACTCCAATTCTTGTGCAATCTCACGTTTAGACATATTTTTAGTTTCTTTTGTATACCACTCATGATCCCTTTCTGGGTGGAGATCCCATGGTAGTTTGACGGGATTAAAGTCATTAAGACCTTGATCGGCTTCAATATAAAGTTTGTGAAAAAGATTTCCGACGCCCTTTGGTGTTGAAATTATTATACAATCACCGCCAGTTGACAAGGTGGGATATAAACCAGCCCATAGATCTTCTAGACCTTCAATGATTGCAGCCTCGTCAATGACAAGCAGGGACAACGCCTCGGAGCGGCCTGCATCACCAGATGTAGAAATCGCCTTAACCTGAGATCCATTTGACAATTCAAAAGAATTTTTATTATCAACGACCAACTCAGAAATTCGCATCCATTCCGGAATTGATCGAAGAGCAAATTTTATTTTTCTTACTAAGTTTGCCGCAGTCTGCAGCTTTGTTGCCATAACAACGACATTCTTATTTTGATGGAAAAGAACAAACCATGCAACATAAACAGCGGTAACTGTAGAGATGCCCAATTGCCTAGCCTTTAAAATAATATTGAAACGATTATCTTGATAATCACCAACGATATCCTTTTGGAAAGAATACATCGAAAAGGGTATCATGCCTTTTATTGGGTGGGCTATCTTGCCATAATTATCAATAAAATAAACCGGGTCTTTGCCGCTAGTTATAATTTCTTTTTTTATTTGGGTTTTTGTTAAAGAGCGAGTCATTAACTGCCATATTTTGCTGCCTTCAAGAAATCACGCGTTATATCATAAGCTGGTCTTTCCGGTTCAGCGACACCCTTTAAACCACCAATTGTATAACACTTTGTTGCTTGAATCCAGCTTCTTTTTCTATTCATGTACTGAAGAAGGATATCCGCTTCGCCATCGGCCTTTAAGGAAAGGGCGTTGCCGGTTGCTTTTTTGTATCTTTCCTTTAAAAATTTGGCAATATTGGCAAACCTTTCCTCTACGTCACCTTGATAAGCATCGGGGCCACGTCGATGGACTTCCTTCATGGGAGCTTCAGAATGATATTTAACATACAGTTTTTGGCCGACCATCTGGATGCCAAAGCCATCCATGTCTCCATCCCTAGACTGCATCAAGGGATTTTTTTCGTCTCGTTTTAATCCAATCTTAATGCGCTCACCATTTTCGTCAGTGGCACCATCATAAGCATAGCCCATCGCTTGGCTTAACCCTCTCAATATTTCTAATTCTTTAGACATTTTTTGGTCTCCATCCGTTTAGCCATCGTTCTTCGCGATGCTCTACATGGTTTATATAACACTTGTTACAACAATCATATTTTGTTATATAAACCATATCTCCCTCATTTAAAACATCAAAACACACATCACATATATTTTTTATGTCCTTCTTAAATAGTTTTGCAGAAAATAAAAACCCCTCTCTCTCTTCGATGGTGTTGTTGCCAGCAGATAAAAACTCTATTTGCTTCGCCTCTTCCAGATATTCTTTTTCTTTTTCCGGCGTCCAATGTTTAGAGGGATTTTGTATAGCCTCTTTTCCATATTTTTTTGCTACTGCTTTTTCTAATCCCGCTATATAATTCAAGTCAGCCTTTTTCTTTTTCATTTCGCTGTTTGGACCGCCGCATA